CCTTCTCCAATCAACTCTGTTTGTTTAGAGGGATCGTCTTCTTGCAGTAGGTCCACTAATGGGACTTCTGCGATTGCTAGAATTTCATCAATCGTCTCGTCTCCACGTAAATTGTTCACGTCGAGAGCGATACGGCTAGAGATTTTTACCATCTTCCTAGCCAGCTCAAACTTCTTGATCTGAGCGGCAAAGTTCATCAGGTTATCTTGACGCACATGTGATTCCATGAGCATCTCAATATGACTACCCATGCCATCAGTGGTAAGATGTTTCTCAATACCCAACTGGTTTGCTGCTGACATCACGCTTGGTAGGTCTACTTGCACCGCAGTTTGAAACGCCTTCTCCAAAGCCCTGTATAGGAACTTGTTTCTCTTACTAGAAAAGGTCTCACAATCAATTACGTCACATAGCTCTACGTAAGCATCTACTCCATGTTCGAACATAGCGGTGAGGATCGCGTTCTCAGCCTCAATGTCGGACAACTTATCTTCTCGCTCCTGCACATCTGTCACACTTATGGTACTCCCCGTACACTACCGTACTGCTCACTCTACAAATTGTCCCACATCCGGAACATGCCATATCAACCATTTGAGCTGGCGGTCTCTTCTTCGTCTTTTCCACATCAGGCGTTTCTACGTCTGTGTGCTCCAGTTTGTCGTCCACCCAAGTATTCTTACCCGCCTTGATAGTGGTCTTCGCAGTCACCCCTTGATTAGACCCGTTATCTCGATTAACAGTGAAGTCGTCGTTCACCGTGACTACGGGAACGTCTGCAAAGTGAGATAGAGGTGGGATTGTGCTGACTTCATTCTCTGGTTCATCTGTTAGATCAGCTGTAAGCTTGGCGATCAACGCCCTCTTCTGTGCTGGACTTAGTGAGTCCATAAATGGATCTGACATTAGTATCTTTTCCCTTTCTCCATAAGGCAATCGGCCTTTTTCTTTAGTAAGTATTCTTTGTGTTTCAACGCATCTCGTCTGGCTTCCGCCGTCGTTAGCCATTCCCTCACCTTGTAAACAACCTCGTTGTCTACCGCTAGGCGAGCTATCTTCATCTCCATGCGATTGTAGCTGGATTCATAGAAATCGTCACGCTCTCTGGAGACCATGAGATTCAGAGCACTGGTACACCAGCTACATACCATAGCTTGCTTGTTCATTTCAGACAACACATTGTCGCAGTATTGGTAGAGCGTGTAGGCACAGGCGAAGCATTGTTCCTGCGTGAGTTCCAGCAGCTCGTCATACGTGTAGCTGTCGATTTCCATCGCTTCTTCAGTGTGTTCTGTGATATCCGAAGGTCTGACATTTTTCAACGTCAAGTAGTCATCAATCCTACCCAGAAAGAGTTCTAGACGCTCTTGGGCTGTTGGTCCTATTTCGTGTTCAGTCAAGTTGACTCTCCCAATCTTCATCTGTGTCTGAGAATTTGAATACATAGAGGTTGAGGGCGTTCAATTCACACCACTGCTCTTTGAGCGAGTCACGTTTCAAGTGTGCTCTCCAGCCAACTTTGTCCTTGTGGAAGTACGTATTGTACTCATAGTGCTGTTGACCATGAACCTCTACTGCTATGTCCAATCTTGGTATGAAGAAGTCAAGAAACAGGGCGGATTTTAACGCTGGGTTTCTCGACCCCGGCAACTTGACTTCCTCATAGATCAGATAGCCAGCATACTTCCTATGAAGTATCGCTCTGGCTCGTAGGTGGAATTTTGATCTGGGTCTACTATCATTGTGTGCGACAGCGTATTTGTCGAGATTGATGTTGTATTCCCTATCATTAAGACCCAATACTTTCAAAACAGTTCTTCCACCTTTTCCGATAGATAATCAACAAGCTCGGGATTGTCGTTGATAAGATCCATTAGTGGATCGTCTCCTTGTCTGCGGAAGAATTTCTCTACCGCCTCTTTATCGGTTGCGTCCACTTCGTGTCTATCTAGCACTGCTTTAACCCTTGGGTCTTCCACATCGTTAACCGCAGCAATGATAGTAAACCAAGAGCCAGCTACTTTGATCAGTGTTAGCTCTCTAGCAATGTCGGCTATCTCTTTAGCTTCATCAATACCAATACCGTATCGAATATAGCTAGCCGCTAGGCTGTTGGGAGTTCCACCAGAGGCAGAGGTGATGATCTTCCAGTTAGCAACCTGACCGATGTGCTCTCCACCATCTCCGTCATCTTCGTTCTTCTTCTTGCCGCCCTTGACCCACTTGCCACGGTGAGTGATCATCATGTTAGTACCAGCTTGGTATTGTACCATGTTCCCAGAGTCAGCCATTTTCTTAGCTGCGAACATGCTACCGCCAGTGTTGGCAATGTTATGCAGGATGAAGATGACAATAGCCTTGTTTCTGGTAACATCTCCACTTACACGTTTTAGGAACATAGCCATCAATCTTGGTAGGTTGTTCCTCACTCCAGCTCTGATTTCACCTTCCAGCTCAGCTTGCGGTAACATGCTGGAAACAGAATCTACGATAGCTACCACACCCGGCTCGGACTTGATATAAGTCTCTAGCGTGTTCAGGTACTCTTCCGCACTGATTAGTGGTTTTGATTCTGTGGTCTGAACGACCTTGATCTTGGATGCGTCCAGCCCGTTGATACCAGTGAAGTTTTCCTTTACCAAACGACCCTCTGTGTTGAAGTACACAATGGGTTTCCCTAGCTTCTGACACTTAGCAGCGAAGTGTAGCGACGAAACCGTATTATGTGTGACAGTAAACCCATTTGTTAGATATAGATGATCCTCGTGATCAATTTCTATACATTGACTTTCTTCTTTTCTTACTTTTTCAATCTTAGTTATTAATCTACACTTGTCTGGCTTTTTTCTGTCTGAGTGCGTTTTCTTTCTAGCTAAACTAAACAGGTTAGAAATATTAGCTCCAGAAATATGAAGCCTGAATGAAGGAAATTCTTTTCCATTACACCTAGTAGTCCTTTGCTTTGTCGTAACGTGGTATCCTAGAGACTGAAGTAATTCAGCCACGTCTTTAGACAGAGCTTCAGATACAGTTGTGTATTCAGCGGTTATACCTTTATCATTGTAGCCATCTGTATCCATTAAACCTCTAGCTAGTTCTAGCCTGTCGCCTACAGAAGAGTAATTATAGTCATAGGGTATGAATTTCGTGTGCGAGGTCTTTCCGAATAGTCCCAAATTTCTTAATTCTGAAGTAAGTTGGTTGTCACCATTTTTATTATCAGGATGAGACAAAACATAATCGTAATTACCATCATGTCTACAGTTAAGCCCTATTTGTTCACAGTACTCTTCAAAGGCTCTTACGATGCTCGCGTCTGCGGAAGAAATTTTAGGGCAACTTTGAGATATACTCCCATCTCCTAGTAAACAACCCATTATGTACGCGGGGATCACCAGATGTCTTTTAGAGAATGACGCGGGAGCAGTCAGTGGGATTTTCCATTTTGGTCTATCACTGTAATATATACCTTGGTTCATTATATCCCGTAGAGTAAGGATTTCCCAATCTTTATGTCTACCATGATAGTTTTTCTGAACCTTCCATAAATGATCAACGCCACATTCTACAAAAGTTCCATCGCTTAAAGTCAGTTTATAAACATCTTTGACTCCTTGTGGATAAACCCCAATAACTCGTGCTGAACGTCCATCTGGAGTACAGACGAAGTCTTCTTCTTTGATATCCCCCATTTTCTTAGGTCCAAACGTGGTATAAACCGTAGCACTTATCGGCTGTTCTTTCCCTGTCTTCGGATCGCCAGACATTACCACGCAGCTACCTTCGCGTAGCCCTCCACCTAACGCCATGTTTAACGCTGGAGAGAATCCGATAATATCTAGGTCCGTAAGATCGTCAAGAACCTTATCTCCCGACTCCACGATATCTCCGTATTGTGAACACACTCTATTGCTCACCTCGTCGTCTGCGAACTTTTCAACCTTCTTCTTTGCTGTCTTCTTTACTGTCTTCGGTTTTGCTTTTGCCACGTTTCTCAATCTCCCTTAATTTGCTGAGACCACTCTTTTTACCAAACTTCTTCTTTGATGTCTTAGCGTTTTCGATTACGTCTAAGACCTGTACTTCTTTTGCTGCTTGAGCCTTAATGATCTCATGATACTTACGCACTATTCCCTCAGCACGAGGGGAGTTTAGCGAGAAGGTTCGCGAGAACTCAGGTGACGACACCGCCTTGACAAGAGCCTCTTCAGAGAACTTTTTGATGAACTTTCTTGCAAGTATTACCTGCTTTTTGAAAGTCCAATCCCAAGGTTTAATGTTCCAGAACTTATAGGGCAAAGCCCCCTTATTCTGGTTCTGAGCGTTGTTAGCACATAGCATTTCTGCTACATAAGCTGCACATGTGCAATAGTCTCCAGTAGACTTATGCTTGTATTTACTCTTTTCTGTTCTCGCTCTCTTTTTCATAGATAATAGCCTCTGCAAAACATCTGCTAATGGGGTCAATTGAGCTATCTTCAAGTACTAATTCTGGTAGAGAGTATCGACTCTTCGACACTTTATCTCCACGTACTAATCCAACTGTTAAGCAGTCTCTGCTGAACACATCTGTGATACCAACAAGAGCCTTAACGAGATATACGCCATCGCAATCTTCAATGGGTATGTCTACAATGTGAGAGCGGAACTGGAGCTGGAGCGTTTTAACTCCAACCCCAGCTTTTTTCAGCCCTAGCCACACTTTGTGATCATGGAAGTAGTGCCATTCGCCGTCAAGCGTTTGACACTTAATCCACGTCGCATCTTTGTTTGACCTATAAAGGTCAAGCCACTTAGTCATTCGCGGGAGCCTTGTTAGGAGTAAACACGCGAGTCTTGTATCTCGAAGAAGCTCTCGGGTCTGGCTTGTTCTTCAATACTTCTTCCGCCATTTCTTCAGCCGCCTGCGTCATCACTACAGCACCGTCCTTCTTTCCCATCATGGACAGGGAGTTGGCGATGTGAGGTGGGTTGTTGATCTTAGCGACTTCTTCCACATACTTGGTAATCTGCTTCTTACCACGGTCCAAATCTCGACACAGCTGCTCGACACTAATATCCTTGTGCTTGCTGTCAAGATAAAATTTCTCAGTCTTGCTTAGTGGTCCACTTCTACTCATTAATCGCTCCTCTTTGTGCTCTAGATAGGTAAACTGGATTGTTGGTCTGTAGATAAAGCGTATAGAAATCATACGTGTTTTTATCTACAACTCGGAAAGTTGTATCAACCCAAAAATCTCTGTTGCTATACACTCCGATTGGGTCATACAGAATGCCTGCGTAGAATCTCACATAGTAGAGAGTACGCCCCTCGCCTACTACCGCTTTTGCGAATGCTTTCTCTTTTTCACCTTCTACTTCCTGACCACTCTTATTCAGTTTGATTGTTATCTGCTTTTTGTCTTCAACAAAAGTGCCCTCATTGACGAATTTCATTTTCTGCCTTCCATTATGTAACGGGTTTTTTGATTAGATGACATCTTGTTGATGTCCTGCGGTGAAGCTCCACCAAGCTTAGGGTCGTGATGCAGTGGAACTTCCTTCTTAGGTTCCGATTCCCGTTTCCTACACGCGGCTTCGTCAAGCTGAGTCTTGTATTTCTTTCCGTTAAAGTCTGCTTGCTGACCAACTGTGGTGATGCTCTTGATAATAACACCGGCACCACCAGAGATTACGCGAAATAATCCATCCTCTCCACATTCTGGGCATTTTACCAAAGGTTTGTCGTTAATAGACTGCTTTACATCATGAACCTCATGACTGCACTCTTCACATTCATAGTCGTAGTGTGGCATCTATTCCTCCAAAGCCTGTAGTATTCTACCAATAATCCCATTCCTCTGTATGTCGGCGTATGTTAGCTTAACAACTCCCACACCCTCTACATCACTCAGTAGATCCATACATTTCTGTAGTCCTGACTTACTCTTGATATCAGACTGTTTGATATCGCCGTTGATCAACACCTTGGAACCCTCCCCAATTCTTGTAATAAACATCTTGATCTGCTCCAGAGTACAGTTCTGAGCTTCGTCAAGAATCATATACGAATCATCAAAGGTGTATCCACGCATTACTTCTAATGGCTCGTATCGAATCTTACCATCATTGAAGTAGTGGCCATAGAAACCCCTGCCGAAGAAAAACTTGAAGTTCTCTGCCATTGGAGCTAGGTATGGACTGATCTTATCGCTGATCTCACCCGGTAGAGAACCAATCTCTTTACCGGCACAGACAAGAGGTCTGGTTACGATGATTTGAGCGACGTTATCATTGTGAAGGTGTTGTGCGGCTAAGCCTGCCGCAATGAAAGATTTACCACAACCAGCTGGTCCCGAACAGAATACTACATCATTTTCAGCGACTGCTCTAATGTAATCACGTTGATTATCAGTCTTTGCTTCGAGAGGTTGTATTTTAGGTGTCTCTTTCTTCGTTGGCTTTCGTCTTTTCATTGTTGCTCCTATTATCGACCCGTGCTCCCGTAGCCATCCCCAGCTCTGTCAGATGGTTCTAGCTCGAAAATTTCGACCATTGGAATAAGTCCAATTGATTGGATAAGTATTTGGGCGATTCTATCACCCTTCTCGATACGTACCACGTTGTCATACGCGGGTACAAACTCTGCTTTGTCGTCTGGTCTGAATACAGCTGGAGCCAGTCTAGCTCCCTTTGTGCTAGTTTTCTGCTCTTTGATTCTCACCGGACTAGACGTGTTGAGTAAGCACACGCTTACTTCACCTTGATAGCCACAGTCAATGACTCCAGCCAGTACGTCGATACCGCTGTTAACTGACAGTCCTGATCGCGGCCAAATCAGCCCTACGAAACCTTTGGGGATTTGTAAAGCGACCATCGTGGAGATGAGTTGGGTTTGCCCCGGATGGATCGTCACAGACTCAGCTGCGTACAAGTCCCATCCAGCGTCGTCCTCGTGCCCCTTTGTTGGTAGCATGGCGTCTTCGGACAGCTTCATTACTCCCAATACGTTGGGCTTCCATATAGATAAACTCTCTATTGTATGAGTTGATGTCAAATGTAAATCTGCTGGTGCTACTATGTTTGGCTCCCAATCCGGATGAATTCCTGTCATGTCTTTCCTCTCTTAAAGTATTCCACTGAACGAAGTGTCGTCTAAGTCATTGCTGCTAGCACCAATCTTATAGCTGGTGATCTCGTGCTCCTGCGGAGCTACTTGTACGGCTTCTGAGTTCATCCAAGGTTCTGTCCAGCCTGAGATTGGATTCCTAAAGCCCGTCTCATAGGGCAGTCCAATAGCTTTTCTTCTGGAATGGCAGAGCCAGTCAATGTATTGTGACATGATTGTCTCGTTAAGCCCAATAATAGAGCCATCCTTAAAGAGATATGAAGCCCAGAGCTTTTCTTCACTTGCTGCTGACTCAAACATTTTACAGGCTTCTTCTTGACACTCATCGGCAATCTCCTGAAACCCCTCATCCTTCACAGTGGAAAGAATCTTCAGAATCTCTTGTGTGTTGTAAAGATGTAAGGCTTCATCGCGTTTGATTAGCTTTACAATATCGGCATTACCCGACATCTTCTTGTTTTCAGCAAAGGCAAAAGCACATATGAACGACACATAGAAACGAACCGCTTCTAGGATGTTGATACTAATCAGCGTCAGATAGATTTGCTTTCTGATCTCCCTGTCTGACTTACCAGTGTCAAGTAGTGCATCATACTCTTTCACCGCAGCCTCTGCTCTCTTCACAATCTCTGGATCAGTGAGGCAGGAGTCGAGTACAGCAGTGGGGTCGGAGTACACGTTCTTGATGATGTAGGTGTAAGAATAGCTGTGGATTTGCTCAAAGAATTGCCATACGTTGAGGCAGGCTTCCAACTCTGGATTGGAGACATACTGCTGAATCAGCGGTACGCCGCGACAGATCACAGAGTCCATTACCGTTTGGTATTTGAGGTTGGCTGTGAAGATGAAGCGTTCATTCTCCGACATAAGCTTGTCGTCTTTGAAGTCGCTACGATCCTTCTTTAGCTCAATCTCTTCAGGTCTCCAAAAGAACTCCATCTGTTTCTTGTACAGGTCAAAGAACACCGGATACTTGAAGACGTCATATCTCTGAATTGAAAGGTCGGAACCCATAAACAGCGGCTCCTTCATAGGGTCGTTCTTCACCCTATTGAGAATGGTTCTTGTCATTTACGGCTCGCTGGCTTGAGGATACAATCAAAATACACTTGCTCTGGTGTTAACATCCACTCTTTAACGGTTCTCTCGCTGCCATACTTCTTCAATGGCTTACCGTCTACAAAATCTTTCCAATATCTTTCTTCCACGGTCTTTTCAAGCATCTGGTAATTTTGCTCCTTTTGATAAATTGTCCTTTGCCCACAGCGGCTGTAGGTTTGTAAAATGAAAACATTGTTTTTGCTGTTCTGGTTCTTTGAGGTCGAATGAACAGCAAGGTCTTATGTGGTCTATCTGCCACTTTCCATAGTTTTCAAAACTCATACCTTCCGTGAATTTTCTTGATAAATAGGCTTTGAGTTCTGGTATGGAGCATCCTAAAAGAGATATGCTTGAATCTGATTTGTAACCCCTAACCAAAGCTCCGTTAATCCTATTCCTTATGTTTTTGCAAATTCTGTAGTTTAGATCGCTCCAATATCTCTTCTTACTGTTGAGATTAGCTCTTTGTTTGGATTCCGGCTTGAGCATGTACTTACGTTGTATTTCTCTAGCTCGTTTTTGTGCATAACTTTGTCTCATTCGGTTTTTGTAATAGGCTTTGCCCTTTTCTGAGTTGTCATACTTGTGTCTTCTCGCCTTTTTCATTCGCCGTTGTCGTGGAGTTTTTACTTCTAGGTTTCTGCATTCTCTACAGGCACTTTTTAAGTCATCTTTAGCCCGCATGTCTTTACCAAAGAACGAACAGGGCTTTTCTACTTTGCATCTAACACACACTTTTGTCATATTGCACAAGCTCCACTATCGCACCCCATATCTTTCTCAGTCTCCCCATCGGAGTCTGGCGTATTCGCATAGTACAAGTTCTTAATCCCATACTTGTATCCAACCATCTGGTCCTTGATCAACACGCTCAGCGGAATGTTGCCGTCAGGGAAGTGGGAGTAATTGTAGTACATGTTTGTACTGATTCCCATATCCACGAACTTCTGTAGCACCGCTGAAATCCTCAAGATCGCGTCGTTGTTTTCTAGGGACCACGCTAAGGTATAGTAGCTGCGTTTCTTAGCGAAGAAAGGTACTAACTGTTTGAGCACCCCATTTTTTGCTTTTTTGAATGACATGGTGTCACGCACCGGCTCGATACCGTTGGTACTACCTTGGATGACAGAGCTGGATTCACAGGGCATGATCGCTGATACGGTTGAGTGTCTCAAACCGTGTTCTTTGATTCTTCCACGAAGCCCTTCCCAATCCATGTGGTACACAGGTTCCACCAGCTCGTCTACGGTCTTTTTATACCAGTCGATGGGGAGTTTACCCTGTGCGTACTTGGTGTCCTGAAAGCCCTCACAGGCTCCTAGTTCTTCTGCCAGCAAACACGACTCGTTGAGCAGGTTCCACTGGATGCGTTCCATCATCTCGTGGACGAAGGGGAGCGTCTCTGCGTTATCATAGAACAGTTTGTTCTTAGCCAATAAGCCAGCGAAATTAGTAATACCCACACCTAGTGACCTACGCTTCTTAGTGAAGGTCTCTCCAGCTTTAACTGGATAATCCTGATAGTCAATGATAGAATCCAAAGACCTGATTGCTACACGACAGGCGTCTCTGGTCTCATCGTGGCTCTTGCATTCCAACAGGTTGATAGCTGATAACATACAGATACCAATCTCTCCATCGGGATCGTTGATATCCTTAATGGGGATTGTAGGCTGAGTGATCTCTACGCAAAGATTGGACATTCTAATAGGGACGGTCCATGAGCCGTGCTTATTAACAGTGTCGATGTTCATTGAATAGATACGTCCAGTTTCCAGACGCTCACGTGCAAACACTTCTGCCAGCTTACGTGCTTTGATCTTCTTCTTAGAGTTGAGCGAGGTCTTTCTCTCGTACTTCTCATAAGCCTCTTTGAACTTCGCGTTATTACCAAAGTGTTCATATAATTCTGGAGCTTCATGCGGACTGAAGAGTGTAATATCTTCGTCCTTAATGAGTCTCTCGTAGAACAGATTCTCAAACTGAATGCAATAGTCCAGTTTTCTAACACGGTTGTCGTCGGTTCCAGCGTTGTTCTTCAATACAAGAACGTCCTCTATTTCGTAGTGCCACCAAGGGATGTAGACAGTACCGCCGCCTCCACGGACACCATTCTGGCTTGTTGCTTTAACCGCAGATTCAAATATCTTGAGGTATGGGATGATACCTGTATGGACCACCTCACCTCCTCGTATCGACGAGTTGATCGGTCTAACTCTTCCGACATTGAGTCCGATGCCAGCCCGTCTTGCAGTATATTTTCCAACTGCATGAATACTGGAGAAGATTGACTCCAATGTGTCATCAACGTCAACCAAGACACACGAGGCAAATTGTTTGATGTTGGTGCGAACCCCCGCCATAATGGGCGTAGGCAGGTTAACTTTGAAAGTAGAGTAGGAGTCATAGGCTTTCTTTACTGACTGAATGCTGGAGAACAGACACATAGCAATGAGTACGTATGCAAACTGTGGGGTTTCGTAAATCTCCCCTGTATTTCTATTCTTCACGAGGTACTTGTCGATCATCTGTTGAAGACCGGCGTATGTGAAGATATCATCCCTGCCATGATTGATCAGAGAGTCAATAGCATTAATGTCTTCCGGTGACCACTTCTCAAGTATGGCTGGATCGTACACACCATTATCCACTTTGACTTGAATGTGGTGCAATAAGGTGGGAGGTCTCTGAGCGTCAGCCCATACGTCTTTGCGAAGGTTCATGCTCAACAGATGTGCTGCCACAATCTGGTAGTTGGGATTCTGCTTGGACGTCAGGTTGTTTGCTGATTTAATGAGAAGCTGGTGGATATCAGCGGTAGATATCCCGTTGTATAGCGACAGGTTGGCATTCATCTCAATCTCAGAGACTGAAACGCCGTTTACTCCTTCTGTCGCCCACTCTAGAACTTGGTGAATTTTTTCAACTGTGTAATCTTCTTGTTCGCCATCTCTCTTTTGGACTCTCATTTATTTGTTCTTGCTCCATCTTTCAATGATCATGTTTACGATGTAGGACGCCACCCATTTGATAATCATGGGCAGGAAAATAGTGAGAATGAGACTTCCTTTGACTTTGGACTTGTCAAAGTTATCAAGTACATACTTACGACATTCGTTCTTGTACAGCTTCTTGTAGTAACGCTTGTCGTCACCCGAACTAAGTCTTGACTTAACGATACTGGAGAAGACGTTTGGATCGCTATGTCCCATACGTCTGGTCTTTATCAACATCCAATCATCAATAAGGTCGAGGCATTGAGAAGAAACCTCTTTCTTGTTAGTCCCTTTGTATTTGTCAGAGATCGCACTTCTTACAATTGGATCGATCATTTGATAAACCATTCATATTCAAAAGGAATGTCTGGAAAATTGTCTAGGAGCAGGGTGCCGCCGAGACGGTCTAATTCGATCCCCTCAACCGAGATGGTTAAGGTCAGAAATTTTTTTACAGTGACAGTGGGGAGATCGCCACTGAACGTAATGACAATGTCGCTACGTTCCTTACTGATCTGGTACTTGGTTGTAAGGGGGAGTTTGAACTCAAACGAATCTGTCTTGAACCCTGTTGATGTGAGCGTCTGTAGGAGTTCATATAGCTTTGCTGGGTCCATTATCTCTTGCCCCCTTCTGCGTAGTAAATGTCTGTCACTTGCTGTGCTGTGTGATATCCAACAGATGGTCTTTCCATTGGGTTGACTGGAGGTCTCTTCTGACCCTTGAGGAATAGGTGGAAGCTGGGAACAAACCCCTCTCCATATCGCTCATACAACATTGCGTTTTCTTCGCTTGCATCAATGTCGATCATGCGGATGTGGGCGTTCTTGTCTTTAGATACAATCCACTTAACTTTGATTAGCTCAGGCTTTTCAACGTCTTTCCACATAATACAAGGTCCGCACCATAACGCGGTGAACATTACTACTTGACGCTCTTTAGTGAAGTGTGTCGCCGCGAAGGGTGAGACCATTCCATTAAAAGGTTCTGGTGTAGTGATGACAATGGGATTAGCATTGACCTTTGGAAGTCGAGTATATCTCTGCACATCCGATCCTTCTCCGTGCTGGGAGGGTAGAGACTGAGGTTCAGCTCTGCTATCGTTATGTTGATCGACGGCTTCTTTATCATCTATAATATCCCTGTCTACCCTAAGAGATTTGGATACCGGAGATTTTCCGATAGGATCAACGTCACCGACTGTAGAAGCTCTCTTTGGGCATGGACATTGACCATGAACGGATTGACAATTGCAGTAGGTTGTTGAGCTGTCGCACTCGCAAGAAGTGGTCTGATCAGGTTTCGGTTTGTTGTCTTTGTCATCCTCATCATTATTTCCGACACCATGATATGGACATTCCGTCTGGTGACCGTCTCCATGAGTGATTACTCCCGTTCCTTTACACACGCATTTAGCAGGGTCTTCATGTGGACCATCTGCCTGCTCATCATCGGGAACTGAGTCCCAATTTGATTCATTAACAATGTGGGCGACATAGCCCTCATTACGTAGGCTGTCATACTCAAATGCCGACACGTCGTCGCCGCCAATGTTAAACGGAACAAAGGTAACGAGGAACATCAGGATGAGTAGTATTGTACTAGCCTTCATCTTTTTTGCCCTTTCTTTTTTTTACTGGTGGGCGTGGAACCATCACTTTTTTGTATTCAGGAGGCACAGTAGTTCCTACGAATGGAACCGCTGGCTGAATAGTAACCTTGTTTCCTTTGCCATAGTCTTCTAACGCTAGAACAAGGTCCGCATTAGTAGTCATGACAGTGATATTATCCTTGTACACGATTTTGTAGCCGCGTGACTTGAACTTACCCATAATGGATGCGTCCAACCTATTCTCTCTTTTGTCAGTACCCATAAGCACGATGGTAGTACAATCTTCCACTCCGCTCATATTTCTGTTAGTACCTGCCGCTACAAAAAGATCGAAATCACCCCCTTCGGCTTCTGAATAAAGGGCTGCATTGACCCCCATCGCTAGAGCAACTGATTGCTCATTTGCAGCAAGGACTGTTTTTGGAGAAAGATTATCTATTACGAAAGAAATCATGAGAACTCCTATATGATTCTGGTGTTTAGTTGCTGTGGCTTGAAGCCAGCGTAACCACTGAACGCCCATGAGTCTCCTTGAGACAATATTAGTCGTTCAATGTCATCTGCATCAACCCAAAAAGAGCCGTCTGGCTGATTATGTCGCTTTGGTCCAGCGTTCCACGTTCCCCAGCTGTTCTGCACAAGCACGCCGGGGCGTCTGTGAGCGTCATCTACGGCTAGAATACAGTTGTGGACAACAATACCGTTGGCTATGTAGGTGTGTGTGTTTTCCACTTCAAGGTTATACACCTTGTCTGTTAAAGTCTTTGTCTCAACATTTTTTATTCTACAAATGAAATTGCTCTCACTCCACCAGTTAGTCTCTTTTTTTATGTTTAGAGACCAACATATCTCATATTTGTCTGACCAATTTTCGTTGCCATAGGTTTTGTCTTTATAAGACAGTTTATTTATATATGGAGAGTGTTGTAGACTAAGCAGCATTGTATGCAAATCCTCAATCATAAATTTATTACAATTGACTATTTTTATAGCTTCTCCGTCGTTAATTATTGACCCATCTCCATCGACAAACCCCTTAATAAAGGATTCGTGGTCACAGCTATCTATTACAAAACGTGGGATTCTTTTGTTTTTACCAGTATTAAACCATTCATAAAAAGTGTTAGCGACAACAGATGAGTAACAAATTACTCTGATGGCGTTTTTGTAAGACTTAATAGTGGCGTTTAACCCCAGTTCTTCATTAATGAACTTTGTACACGAATCTATTAAGGCTGCGTCTTTTTTATTACACGTTATTGTAATTTTATGCCCCTTAGACACCCCTCCATCAGCTGCGTATAGACCTAAGAACCAAGAGAATTTATCATTCATGATTATTGGCCTTGGTTGTCTCCTGCATCTTTTTGATTCCACCCATTTCTCTGTTGAAGATTTATTATTTACAGATGGACGTGGACACATAACCCAATCATCAACACTAACGTCTTCTGCATTTACCCATTTACAGACTCTCTTTTTTAAGTCGTAACTTGGGTTTTTATTAGTGCTTTTGTAATCCTTGTTAGCGTATAGAGGGATATCAACAGTATTAAACACTTCGATTGGACTATCAACTTTTGAGAAGACTAAAACTGGATGATTTGGTGTTAATTCTAAAAATCCTCTACCTGAAATATTAAGTTTGATAATATCTCCACTGTATTCCCTAACGAACACCTCAGTTACTTTTTGTAGGTCACCATTCTGGTCATACACAAGGTCTCCTGTCGACACTTGTTGTATTTCCTTATTCTCGAAACCTTTGATCACTGTCTCTTTAGTCGCACACATCTGGTGTGCCCAGCTTCCTTCTGGTCTTGCAAAGCCCTCAGAATCGCGTCTGTTCGAAAACCCTTGGTTGCTCGCGATGGTTACTCCATAGCCGTTTGCAACAAGGTCTCTACATTCTGCATAGGTGCTAATCTGAGAAACTGTCTCAATCGGATGCTGCTTGGCTTTTTTGATAAGAGTCGCCGGTACGCCAACGCTAGGCATCCCCCAACGTTGGGCTTTTTGCCCGCTGTAGGTAGTGAGATCGACATTTCCATACTTACCTCGTGGAACTGCTCCATACTCACTAACGTATCTTGCGGCCCACGCCCCAATTGACCCATCGCCTCTGCCGATGCGACCATTTCCAATCTGAACTCTACTGCCCCCATAAATATCCTCCGTTGCTGTCTCCGCTACCCACAGCTCAAAATCCCCATTAACCACAATGTCTACTGCCTTAACAGCATCCACCGCATAAGCAGCCCCCTGACTCACGCAATCTCCGACTGTCTGTTTCCTGTTAGGGAACCTACCACCATTTGCCTGTCTAATGTAATCGTACAGTAAAGTAACTTTGCCCTTACCACTACCTTTGATAGAAGCCCCAATAGCTCCAAACACAGGATGTGGTAACGAATTCATAACCTTCTCCACTTCTTTTGGGAGAGGTCTCCAACCCATTGGGCCTAAATTACTCATACTTAGTCGCCTCCGCTAGCTCATCGAAAATCTTTGCGAAATCCTCACGAGCACGTGCAGTGTCTAGTTCTTTGGGAGTGTTAAAGCCCACGCTAACAAGGAAGTCTGAAACAGCATCTGTGAATGCAGGATACTTTTCACGCTCCCACCCATATGTTGTTTGTACTTTACCTAAGATAGGTCCAAAGGATTGCGTGCCACTAAGAGTCTCAGCAGCACGAAGATACTCAGCGGCTCCACCAAACAGTTTGTAGATCAGCTGACGGTCTTCATCACTCTCGATCTTGTTGTATTCCAATTTCACAACATCAATGGGACTCTCTGACGCTACTACATTAGCTGTAACAGGTCCAACATTCTCCGGATTGAGTTGTGTAGTACTATAGGCGAAGGTGGCGACTCCAACTGAAGCTGCCACAACCACAGTATTGATCACTTCCCTAAGATTGTTTGTCATCAGGCTTCTCCACTTCTACGGCGTCTGTTCCGCTGAACATGATGGTATTCAGTTCAACAACAATCTCGAAGCCTCGTGTAGACTCCAGTTCCTTAACTCTCTTTTTGAGATAGTTGAGAGCTTGATAGTCGGTGGTGTTGTAAATAGGTGTGTCAACTGGTGCGTCTGCGTCTGGTTTTAGTGGCATATCTGGGTTCCTTTTCGCTCCTGAGAATTTCATAATAAGTGATGCTAACAACGGTTTCAAATTTGCAATACTAGGCATGATTAGTAACCACAATGCTCCTACGCTAGAGATTCCTACTTGGGCATACTTTTGAGTATCCCATAAAAAGCTATCGTCCTGATATGAATAAGCAACCATACCCACAGAGAACGCTAGCATACAAAAGCCAACAATTTTGTTCATGTGTGTACCTCAAAAGAGGGGGCCGCACTTATGTACGACCCCCCACTTCATTTTCGTTTACGAGGGCGTGTTGTCTTTCGCCCACTTAACAGCTGAGTCGATGAGAATGCTGATAATAGGAACGACAATAAGTGCCGCTGCTCCTAGATCAAGACCGCCCATGTTCTCTCCAAGATAAGTCAAGCCAGCCGCGAGACTAACTAGACCGGCGTTCTTGAACAGGCTTACTACGTCTTTCCCGTTCAACGCTCCCTTTGGTGATGTTTCCATTTGTTTTCTCCAAATGCTTTACTATCGTGAAGTCCTTAATTCGCTATCCTGTATTGTTAGGGTTGCCCAATCCTTTAGTCTGATCTTTGTTGCAAATCTGTTATTTCATTTGAAATAATAACACACTTGTCTTCCAAGCGTCTCATTCTTTGCTCTTGAGCGTCGACAAGAAAGCTCAAACCTCTTACTAATGCTAATTCTTTCGTGTTGGCATCCGTGTTCACTTTGATTTCTCTCATGTCAGCTTCCATAGCGTGAAGCTCACCAGCTAGAGCAAGATAGTCCTTCAATCTATTGTCTACGGACACTAAGGTGGTCTGCATTGTGGCTCTTGATATTTGCCCATTGACCATCTGATTATTAATGCTTGTAGCCCACGTTCCGGCACCTACGATCAATGCTGTTAGCAAAGCTGTAATAAGCCAGAAATTGAATTTTGAAATCTCGATCTTTTCCGCAGCCATTTTAACCCCCCAAAGGGGAGCCGAACCGTAATCCGACTCCCCGTTTTTATATTAACCAACCACAAATTATGGCTGGATTGGCTGGTACTCATCAGTAGTAGGCTGGCCAAGTCCACCGAAGTGGTAGGTAAGCTCACCGGGTACTGCCATTGTTGGGTTTGCCGCGTCGTCTGTTGCAGTAGTCGATCCATCGTCAGCTTTAACGAAGAAGCTATCTACACCAACGCCTGATCCAGCAGTATGATTAGGATTGATAGTCCCATCTGATACTGCAAGCATGTTGTACTCCGCTCCAACG